TACAGGCGAGCGCAAAGCTCCCTGCTCTATCCCTTACTCAGGGTAGGACACCCACTTTATACGATACCCCGACACGTCACCCCTAGGGATGACGCCATCGGAAGGTATACCATAAAGTGCACTAGCGAAAACGACCGGCCCTTTCCAGTGATGGAAGGGCAATGCCTTATGAATAGGCATCCACGTTCGGATGAACGTGCGTTGATCGGGAGTACGGCGCCTGCGCCAAAACTCTCGAGTGTCGTGAATAACGAGGTCCCCTAGATCTTCAGGGCCTCGAAGCCGGCGGATATCACTTGGAACAGCATCCAGAGCGCGCAACCAAGCGCGCCAAAAAATGCTGTAACGGAAATCGCTACCATGGTCTTTACGACCCAGTCTGCGAAGCCCATTAGCCAAGGATATCCATTTTGCGGGTTCATTCGGTGTTTCTTTCAGATAGTGAGGCCTCACGGCGTAGCCATCGAAATAGTCACCCCCGCAACTCTCCCTAAAACCTCCCGTAAGGAAGGTTTTCTTCGGATTTGGTGTAAACCCAAAGTACCTAAGGAGAGCCAGCGCTGTAGCTCCTGCCTTCACAGGTAGGATGATATCGTCTCCATAGACGAAGAGGTCTTTGCCAGGAGTGGCATCGACATTCGCCAGGTGACACGCCTCGAGGCACAAGGCCGTAAAGACCAAGGTCTCGAGTTCAAACGTGTAACCGTTCCCCATTGAGGAGAACTTCTGAAGGATATGCCACTTTCCGTCCACGCAGGTTGACGGTGAACGGAGCGTGTCCATCAAGTCAAACCACCCTCTCGATTTCTCGAAAAGGAGCTTAACTAATTTATAAGACACGGTATCGCTAGCGTTACTCAGGTCAATCGTAGCATAGGTGCCTCTGCGTGAGGCATCCTCGGCAACCCGCCGATGGATCTCTTGGCCTTCCCCTAAATCGATCCCAACCAGTTTAAGGCGTTGCCGTAAGGCACCGCCAACACCGAGTTGGAAGTAGACGTTCAAGGAAGCCTCGATTGCTATGCCCCTATCCTTTGTTGCGTCCTTGGGCACCGATGTGAATCGGTTTCCGCGGACTACTTCCGGATGGGATTGACGAGGGTTCGACTCAATCAGGGCGCGAGCCCATGCAGTGCGCTCCCAAATTGGGAGCAGTAAAGAGCACTCTTGAGTCATTGTCGGACGATTGGAGATTTTGTCAGGCACCGTGATGTGCTTACCGACGTCTCCGAACGTAGAGCCGGGCCCGAACCTCTGAGCAACCAGTTCGCTAGGAACCGGTCCCAACACCCATCTAATCCAGTTTTGCATACGCTCGATCGATTCGAGTATACGTACTTGTTCCGGGCCCTCGAAAGGGCCCTGTTGGTTCAAGTAAGGATCGAGACGATTGTTGGTCCTGAGGCAGGCGTGCTCGCTTTGCTTAAAAAGCTTGCGAGCTTCTGCTGCTTTATCGATACCCTCGATATCAAAATCACCAAACTTCCTAAGAAGGTCAGTAACAACGACATCTAAATAATACCGATGCGGACAGCTATAGACTCGGGGATCAGTGGTCATTGCGACCAGCTGCCCATACTCCCTGTGCTCGACCAATAGCTTCACAGCTAACGAGCGCGGGGTGTCCGTATCTTCGCAAAGCGCGAAGATAACTTTCTCCAGTTGCTGGGGAAAAGCCGACATGTAAAATCTCCTACTACGTTGATGGCGCCCCCTCGGAATGAGGGGGTTGACCGTGTACCGACTTCAGGTGGGCGAGTAGCCTACCTTGATCGACGACTGCACAAGTGCAGAGGCAACGAGGTTGGTGATTTGCGCGACAAACTCCGCGACGACCGTATCCGGAATGGACACGGGAATCGTGTAGGTTGCCTGAAAAGGCATGCGCGCGACAACAGAGGTCGAGGAAGTCGTGGTATCCGTCAGCGTGTACGGATACTGTCCCGAGATGTTGACGCGGCGGGCGGTCCTAGGACCGTTCCACTGCGAATCCATCTGGAACGTGGGGCGCAAACCTGCTGCAGCACCGGCGGTCTCAGACCGCCACTGCGCAGGAACTTTGTCGCCCGACGACGGGGTGAGGGCACTGAACGTGATGTTCGTGGTACCATCGGCTTTCTTCACGATGAGGTCGGCCATTTGCGGCATATAAGTACTTCCAGGTCCTAATTGGGACCAATGCGAGTGCTCCAGCAACTACGGAATTGTAGAAGACAGTTTACACTCAGTGACTCCAGCGGATTGCTGGTTTATCACCTA